GTCTTACTATTTTGTAGAGTAGAGTCTACATCACTATCAAAAGCATCAAATACTAGATAGTCATCATCAAAAGATGTAAAGTAAGTTGGAGCTTTGTCATTATAGATATTAAGTTTAATACCTGTAGAATCAGTTACAACTTGAATATTAGAAGCAGTACTTACTCGTTTATCTACAATTTCAAGAAACTCTTCTGGAGTCTTATAGATAATCTTTGTATATCTGTTACGAGTCTCACCATCTTTAATACAATCATATTTAATCCATTCAAGATCAATGATTGTTTCAGGTAGTCTCATGTGTGTAGGGCGAGCTACAGTACCATTTGAGTCTAGTTGGAATAGTTCTTTAAAGAATGGGTAGTCTTTACCATCTACAATATTATAATAAGTTGATTTAATAATTTGTGCTACTTGAAGTGATTCTGTGCTATCATTGATAGAATTGACCTCATCTGAGTCCATATCAGATAAGATATCTTGAACCATTTCGAGTAGTGTCATTTTAGCCATGATTGTTTCCTATAGTTTGACTGCTGTTAGTCCAGCTTCAAGTACTGTAATATTAGTACCTGATGAAGTACCATCTCCAGCTACATGGATTGATAGGACTTGTCCTGCTGTAGCAGTGACTAAACCAAGAGCTGAAACATGTAATTTATCAGAACCATTAGTAAATTTTTGAACTGTTATAGTTCTAGTACTATTAGTTCCATCAAGATTATACTTAAAGTTATAATTAGTTCCTGAGGCTAGCGATGCTGTTGAAAATAAACACCAGAAATTAATCATGTAATTTCCAGCTTCAGATAATGTAATAGTTCCAGAACCTGCAGTTACTGTTAAAACATTAGTAACTCCTGCTGTCCACTCACCAGTTGGGTTAAGTTTAGCATACGCAGAAGAACCTGAAAGAGTTTGAGTTGTTGCACCAGCATCAATATAGATTTCGGCATGGGCTTTACCTGGAGGATATTCCCACACACCAGAGCCAGAACCATTAGATACATAAACCTTACCTGTAACGGCTGCCGCTACTCCTTTAGGTTCATGAAGATCAGGATCAGTAATAAGTTTATGTTGTATCGTCAATTTAGAATTCCTTTATAAGAATGGAGAGGCTCCTACCATCGTAAGAGCCCATCCAAGATTTACTACTTGTTGTAAACGTATTTCACAACAACTCGACCTGCACCTGCTGTTAAGTCATCTACAGTTGGAGTTACAACTAGTTCACCAGCAGCAGAACCAATGCCTTTACCAACTAAAGCACCTGAACCAGTGATAACACTGTTTGCAACTGCGATTGTTGTTTGAGTAGCATTAGCTGCTGTAATGAAGCCGTCAAGATCAATTTCTACGCCAGCTGATGTAGCTAAACCAATAGTTAAATCAGTTGTTGTTGAAGTTGAAGTGAAAGCTGTATCAACGATTAACTCAGCAGAGATAATAGTTGCGTTAGCTGGGATTGAGAATTGTAAGTTATTTGTACCAGCTGCAGGAAGATCATTGTATTTGAAATCCCACACTGCCCATTTAACTAAATCATCACAAGCCTCAGCTCCGAACTTACCATTGGTAGTTCTTACACCGTAGTGGTTTGCAACGCCACGTTTTGCATCAATTTCGAATGTCATAGTATTTCTCCTTAGTATGTAGAACCACTTGTTAAAATAACGCCAAGTGAGTCAACACGTTGGGCACCGAAACCGAATCTTGAAGTAACTTGATACTTATCAGCACGTTCTTCTTCTGATCTCCAACCTTCAGTTTTAGGAGCACGTCTCCATGCGTGCATGATAGGTTTAACGCTATCGTCTGCAACTGACATGAAAATGTTAGCAACGTCACCAATTTCAGCAGTGTCGTTAGCTAGACCGTATGAAGAAGCATTAAGAGCTTCAGTAGCTGTCTTCACTGGTAGGTAGTTAGAAGTCCAGATATCGAAACCAAAGATGTTCTTAACGAACTTGTGGTCTTTTGCAAAACCAGAAGTTACGATACCTTCGAACATTGGGTTGTTAGATACTGAAACTAAGTTAGAAATGCTGTTTAATGTTGCTTCAACGATTGGATCAACAATAGCGATACGACCAGCTGCAGGAACACCAGCTTTGTCAAATGCTAATTTCATACCGATAAAGTCAGATAAAGTCATAACACGAGTTGAAGCACCTGCACCACCAGCTACCCAACGATGTGGACGACCATTAACTAAGTTTACGTTAGCATTAGTTTGAGCTGTACCAGCTACGTTTAAGAAACGTGATTCATGGTTTTCACCAAGAGCACGAGTAGATTCCATAGCACGCATTGACATTAAAGCGTCAACTTGTGAACCATCTTCACGAAGCTCATCAGATACTTTCCAAGCGTCACCAACGTAGTCAGTGATAGAAAGTGTGATATTACCTGTGTCGATTGGGTTGAAGTTTAATGGTGTATCTTCAGCTGCGTCTTGTAATGTTACAGTACCAACAGTCTTGATGTTCAAAGTAGTGCCTGAACCAAAGTCTGATACATCTCTGTATAAACCTTCTGGCAAGAGATAGTCATGTAAATTGTCAAGAATAAACTGAGAATACTGTTGTGCCTCAATAAAGGCAGTAGTATTGCTTGTTAATTGTGACATAATATTTCCTTTTTATTATAGTTGAGATTTAACTTTTTCGCCAGCAATCTTCCAAGCATTAATTAAATCTTTTGTAGTAGCACCAGGTTTAACTCTAGCTGATAAAGTAGACGCATCTGCTTTACCTGTAAGAGCCTGTGTATTTACTGTACTAGTTGGTTTACCTACGGGTGTAGCTGAACCTTCTAATCCTGAAAGCTTTAATACAATATTTGGAGAACTAGCTGCCAAGCTATTTAATTGTTGAGCGTTTAAACCACTTTCTTGAGCAACTCTATTGTAGACTTCTTCAGCTTTATCGCCATATTTTTCTACAAATTTACGAGCTACAGCGTCAGCATTAGCTTTCGCTTTTGCTTGTTTTTCTCTGTTTTCAAGAGTTTGATTTAATAACTCAGTAATTTTATCTTGATCTATGCCAACAGATTGAGTGGTATTCTCAGGTTGTTGGATGCCAGACTTCAATTCATCTAGAAGTTCTTCTGCAGTTTTACGTTTAGTAAGTTCTTCTTTTAAAGTAGCTAATTCAGACTCTAAAGTTTGAATATGCTTCTGTGCATGAGGAACTGATTTTAACGCATCTTCTACAGAATTATACTTCTTGCCATCACCTACAAAGTCTACAGCTTCTGTCGGAATCTGAAACTGTGGTTTTTGGCTATCTTGTGTTTGAACCTCGTTGGTACTTGGTTCGGTATTTGTTACTTGTGTTTCTTCACTCATTTAGTTCTCCTTGGTCAGGTAACTGATTATATAATTTAAGAAAGGCTTTTTGGAAGCCTAGTTGATAAGCTTGATATTCAGACCATGAAGGTAAGGAGAAATTCTCCTCTTCCATCATCTTACGATTTGACAAATCAATCTGTTCTTGGATATACTTTCTAAGTTCTAAAAAGACTTCTCTTTTGCTAAGCTCTCTAGCTTTTTCAGATTTTAAATCCATATAATAATTATACCATAATTTTACTAAAAAGTCAAGTTAAACTTACATCAATCCAGCATTAGGATTAAGGGCTTCTTCTTGCTGCATGAGCATTTGTTCCTCTAATCCAGGTGTGGCTTGTTCAGTTTGCATTGACTGCTGAACTTGATTTACAAGTTTTTGAGTCTCGGCTTGTTCAAAGATTGCAGCATTATCTTTAATAAACTCGTATTGTTCAAAGCCCATATACTCTTCAATCATAGACGCTAAGCGTTTAGAAGAGAGATGTGGAGCTATCATTTGACCCATAGGACTATTAAAGACACCTAGCATATTTTGAATGAGCTGTGCTCTAGCAGCATAATGGCGAGCTCCGATAGGACGAAGTTTACCTTTAGCTGTTATATCTTCTTTCGTAATAGAGATGAAGTCAGCTACGCCAAGATCATCATCCATTACCCTAGCAACTTC